GCGCGTGACCCGATACGATACGCCGTCGATCTTCAACGTCGCGCCCTCCTGAAGCCCGGAGAATGCGCCCGTCTTTACCGTGACTCGCGTCGCCGGCCCGATGAACGTGCCCGTGGATTCGTCGAGGATCGGTTCCTCGCTGTCGTCCACGATCCCCTTCGCCACGACGAGCCCGACCTGCACATCGCGTCCGAAGTCCGCGAGGTACACGTCGAGGCCCGCCGCGTCGAAAGGCTGAACCACTAGCGGATCTTCTTCTGCGCGCTGACCGTCACGTTGGCGGCCACGTTCGTGCCCGTCTCCGTGCCGACGTAGCGAATGAACCGCTGGCACTGCGCCAGATCCAGCACGAGCGACTGAAGGTTCGTGCTGGCCGACACGACCGTGAACAGCGCCCCGGTCACATCGACCCAGTTCGTCGAGCCATCGGCGCTGGACTGGATCTTGCCCGTGAGCGTGCCGGCCGTGACGACGCCGACGTTCTGGACCACGAGGGCGAGCCCGTCGTAGTCCAGCAGATCCACGGCGCTGCCCGTGAACGTGCTCGTGATCACCTGCGGCGTCATCAGGCTCAGCGATACATACTGAGGCGCCGCGATCGCTCCACTCGACATGACTCACCCTCCTTCAGCGGTTGCGGGTTCTACTCCTTCTTCGGCTTGCCCTTCGCCTCGGGTTCCTTCTTCGCCGCTTCGCCGGCGGTCGGGTCGGGCGGCGTCGGTCCAGCGCCACCGCCTTCCCCTTCCGCCGGCTGCACGGGGGCCGGGGCGGATTCGACCAGCACCGCGCGGCCGCTCGCGACATACGTGCGGCCGGTGCGCTCGTCGATCTCGAACACATCGCCGGGATAGACATCGCGCCCGCCGATCGCGAACCCGATGCCCGCCGGTCCGACAGCCTTGAACTTCATGATCTTCCCTCCCGGCCTCCAGAAATCTTCGATGACCATGAACCGTCAGCCGTGGATTAGTTGGCGCCCGTGGACTTCGTGAACGACTCCGGGTGACGGATCAGTTCGTCGCACATCTGGAAGCTCGTGACCTCGATCAGACCGCGCTTCTTCTGCGCATACGGATCGACGATGATCTCCATGGACGCGAACAGACCCACGATCAGGTCCATCCAGTTCCCGAAGATCGTGCCCAGTTCCGTGCCGCCCGTGGCCTCGCTGCCGGCCATGACCGCCGAAACCTGATTCGTGGCGACGGCCTTGTAGCCCGAGATGATGCCGTTGTCGAACGGACCATCCCAGATCGGCCGGCCCGCAGCCGACGCCGAGAAGTCCAGCGTCTGCTTCATCTTGCCGGCAGCCGTGGGGCACGTCATGTACGCGGTCGCACCGGCGAGCGCGTTCTGGTTCGCGACGGCCGTCTGCATGTCCACGAGCTTGCCGTAGTTCGCGACCGTGCCGCCGAACGCGACGCTGTTCACGCCCGTCTGCTTGTAGATGCCGGTCGGCTCGCCGTTGGCGCCGAGCCCGTGGATCGCGGCGCGATCGATCGCCAGACCGTGCGCGATCGCCAGTTCGTCGCGGATCCACATCTCGGCGTCGATCGACGCCTGAACGAGGAACTGCCGCGAGTAGCTGGTCGTGCCCTGCAACGTCTTGGGGATCAGCGTGGCGAGCCCGAGCGCCGGATCGCTGGCCGTCACATCGACGCCCGGATTCTCCGACACCCAGAACACGGTCATGCCGCCCGTCTGACGCGGGAACGCGATCGGCGCCGACAGACCCGTGAGCAACCGCGCGCCGAGTTGCAGCACGTACGAGCGATTGCGGAACAGTTCGATCAGTTCGCCCGGCTGCTCGAACACGAGTTCCGAGCCCTTGGCGACCGTCTTGCTGTCCAGCGTGCGCTTCGCCCACGACTGCTCGCGCAGTCGCATCGGCACGAGCACGCTGATCTTGTTCGCGCCGCGCGACGACAGGCCGGTCGGGTGCTTGCGAACAAGCTCCTTGTGTACCTCTCCCTCGATGCCGTCGAGGTTGTCGTCGGCCGCCTGCGCGATCGCGCGGGCATATGAGTACCGCGCGCGATCCCCGTCGCTGAGCCCTTCGAGCGGATCCTCGGGCTTCAGCGCCTCGCCCTTCGTGCGGAGATGCTTGATCGCGTCGGCCTGCGCCATCTCGACGCTGCTGCCCTTCTCGATCCACTCGGTGACACGCTCGGCCGGCATGCCGGCCGTCGTCGCGATCTCGGCCAGCGCCTTCACACGGGCGCGCTCGGCTTCGACCCCTTCCTTCTTCAGATCCACGTCCGGCATACGGCGAACCTCCGGTTGAGGGTTGTCCTCGATCTCGACCTGCGGATACCACGATTCCCCGGCACTGCGGCCCACACCGACCGAGGGATCGGCCGGCACTCCGACGAGCGAAAGCTCGACGGGCATCCAGCGAGTGATCTTCCAGAGATCACCGCGTTCCTCGTTTTCCTCGATCAGCTTCGCCCGCTTCGGCATGTAGCCGACCGAGATGTTCATGCGCACCTCGGCGTCCACGTCCATCTGCGCATCGCGCCCGCGCTGCGTCGGCGAGAAGCGCACGACAGCGCGGCCCATCTTGTCCTTCTGATCGATCGACGCCGATTCGATCACGCCGATCGGAACGCCCCGGTGTTCCTCCAGCACGGCAGCGGTGCCGCTCTCGAACCGAGTCATGTCGACCGCGCCGGGCGAGTGATCCAGCACCTCGCGATAGGTGCCGAACCAACCCTGTCGCTCGACCTCGAACTCGCTTGAGAACGCGACTTCGTACCGCGCCACGTCCTCGGCATCGCCAGCGCGAGCCTCTAGCTTGCGGATGCTCTGGACAGGCATGAACCGGATCCCGGGCTCGCCCGGCAGCGCGCGCTTCTTCACGGCTGAACCTCCTTCGAGACGATGAACCGGCGCCGCGAATGTCCATTGCGGCCCGCTCCGTTCTGTTTCTCCTTCGCAGCTTCACCGCTCGCAGGCTCGTCCTCGCTGTCGTCGGCCTGCGCGCCGGCTGTGTCGGGGCCCGAGATCTCGACGCCGGCCAGATCGGCCATGCGCTGTTCCTCGGCCAGTTCGCTGATCACTTCCTCGAAGTCCTGCCCCGTCTCCGCGAGAAGCTGAGTG